TTATATAATGATTTCACTATTGAGTGTTTTTTAAGAGGAGATGGAACTACTAATGACGGTGGTTTTTTAAGTTTTGACGTTAATTTAGGAAGCGGTGAACCTAATAAAATATATTTTATGATTGAAGGAGATGAACTTCAATTAAATAATTATCAATTTCCAGGAAGAGGTTATCAAACAAAAATAGGAGCAGATATTGGTACAAGAACAACAACGGATTGGTATCATTTTGCTTGTGTAAGAAAAGACAATAAATATTCTTTATTTTGGAATGGTAATAGAGTCGCTTACGATGTTGATTCAGCAGGAAATGGAACTGCTGATACTATAAATATTCAAAGTAATGATGCATATTTATTTAAACCTATGGGTGGAAATAACCCTAGTAATCAAGCGTCTCTTGGAGATGTTCTTTTAGGAGCAGCTGGTAATAAGCCTTCAGATCAATCTGGAAGTTTCTTTTGGGGTGGATATATAGCTAATTATAGAAGTTCTTATATTGCTCAATATGACCCTAGTAGTTCTACTTATACTGTTCCAGGTGAGGCCTTTTCAGATTTTAGTGGAACCACAACTTATTACAAAGATTCAACTAACAATAATTTATTTAATGAATCAGATAATTTACCTACAACTTTTAACGATCTTGTTTTAGAAAATATATCTTTAGGTAGTGTTACAGTAAGTTTAGAATCTGTTGTTGATGCAACAGGACAATCTCTTTCTACTTCTTTAGGAACTGCAACTGGTATACCTAGTAAAAATCTTGATGTAACAGGTTTTTCACAAACTCTTTCTTTAGGAACTATTACAGATAAACAAGGTTTTGATGTTTTTGGATCTCTTTTACAAGTAGAACAAGGAACTGTTGATGTTGAGATTAAACTTCCTGTTTCTGTAACAGGTCAGAATTTAACTACATCATTAGGATCCGCTGCAGGAGGAATAGGTGTTTTTGTACCTTTAACAGGTCAAAATTTAACTGCATCATTAAATAATGCAATTCTTCCGACTATATGGAGTAATGTGACAACAGGAACTACAACAACATGGACTCCAGTAGATACTGGCGGAAAAGGAATAGGACCTTAATTGACAAATTAACTAATAGGGAGTAATATAAAAAATTATGGCATCAACATATTCATCAGATTTAAAACTAGAACTTCAAGCAACCGGAGAAAACGCTGGTACTTGGGGTACAAAAACTAATAACAACTTAGAACTTGTTCAACAAGCAATTGCTGGTTATCAAGAAATAGATGTTGCATCTTCAGATGTAGCATTAAGTATGTCAGATGGATCTATTTCTAATGCTAGAAATATGGTTCTTAAATTTACAGGAACATTAGCAGCTAACAGAACAGTTACCTTAGAGGACGGAATTGAAAAATTTTATCTTTTGGTTGATGGAACTACACATGATGGAAATACTCTAACTTTTAAAACTGTATCAGGTACAGGTTTTGATTTAGATGAAGGTAAAAGCTTCTTTTGTTATTCGGATGGAACAAATATAAACCCAGTTTCAGGTTCTCAACTTGGAGGATTAACACTAGATAATGTTTTAGATAATGGAAATATTTCAGATAATACAATTAATGTATCTAATATTACAGTCACAGCTTCCACAACAGTAAATACTATTTCAGCAAGTTCAACAATAGATGCAGTAGGAGACATTACAACGGATGGTGAATTAAATGATTCAAAAGGTGAAATTAGAGAAGTTCCACTTTCTTCAAAGTCATCAAACTACACTTTAATTGCATCAGATGCTGGTAAAATAATTTCTATATCAGCTGGAGATATAACTGTTCCACCAAGTGTTTTTAGTGCAGGTCAAACAATTTCAATTTATGCTAACGGTAGTTCAAAAATAGATATTAACAGAGGGTCTGGTGTGGTTATGTATTGGGCACAAACAGGAGCTAATGCAAATAGAGATCTTCAAACTAGGGGAATTGCAACTATCGTTTGTGTATCATCTAATACATTTGTTATAACTGGCGGTTTATTGTCATAGGAGTATAACTTGACACATTATTCATTATTAATGAGCTCAACAGCTGGTGGAAAAGAAGCCACTGGATATACAACAAAAGGTGCAAATCAATCTTTTACTATAACTATTCCTACAGGGTACAACGCTCTTCACATTCAATATGCTGTTGGTGGAGGAGGTGGTGGTACTGGTGGTATTTCTTATGATAAAGCAGGTGGTGAATCTTCTGGAAGATCGGGAGGATCAGGAGCTTATTTATCAGATGTAATTTTTTCAGTTAGCGAAGGATCTTCTTACGCTGCAAATACAGGAGCCGGAGGAGCAGGAGGAAACCAGACAGCTAATTATGGTCATCCTAAAGTCGCTAATCCAGGTACTAGATCAAGAGTAAATGGGTTGTTTCAACTTAATCCAGGCGGTGGTGCAAGTTTAACTGGAGGAGGTGTACAAGGACCTTTAGCTACAGGTGGATCAAACGGAAGTGCTGGAAGTCTTAGTATTACAGGAACAAGAATTACAAGTGGATCTTTTTTTAATTCATCTAATGCTTTAATTACTATAGGTAATGTTAGCGAATTAAGAGGTGGTCCTAGAGGTACTTTCAATAGTTCTGGTAATGGATCTGCGGGCGGTTGGAATGGAAACTGTGGTGGAGATAACTGTAGAATTGGTGGAAGAGCAGGAGCTACTTCTTATGGAGGATCAGTTGCCGGAGGAACTGCAAGTAGTTCATCAGGTAGTGGTACAAATGGTGGCGTAGGAACACGAGGATCTGGTGGTGGCGGAGGAGCTGCCCAAGTTTCAGGTGGTGGAAACACTTTAGGAGGTGGCGGAGGCCAAGGAGAAATGAGATACAGATTTTTAAATGTATTTTAACCTATTGAAAAATTAATAGACTACTGATATACTAACTGAAGAAATTATGAAAGTTCAGTTCAATAAGTTTTTTGGTGAGAATGTTTACATGTCCTATGTAGATGATTTTGAAAAAATAAATAATAAAATAATACCTATTATTGAAAAAGATATAACTCCAACTAATTCTCAATTTGCAAGAACTACAGATGTTAAACCTAAAGAGTTGCAAGAAATAGATGACAATTTACATTTAAATAAAAAATTTAAACCATTGTATGATCAAATTAGATTACATATTTTAGAGTATTTAAATATTCAAAAATATAACCTTGATGTTTTTGATACTTATATATTAAAATCATGGGCTACATTATCTATTAATGAACAATATATACATAACCATAAACACATGGCTTCTCATATTAGTTTTGTTTATTATCCAAGAGCCGAGAACCAAGGTAATTTAAAATTTGTATCTAATCTAGAATATAATAATCATTTATATATACCTTCTAGAAAAGAATATTTTACAGAGTTTAATGAAGTTAATTACAGCAGTATGACTGTACCAGCTCAGACTGGCAGTATTATAATATTCCCAAGTAATATGTCTCATGAAACAGAGATAAATCAGACTAAAATACCTAGAATTTCTATATCTGGTGATGTCTTAATTACAATGAAACCCGGTTTAAAATCAGAGCATTGTTTTCCTTCTCCTGACACCTGGAAAAAATTATAGATTTTTCTATATATTTAGGTATATAGTATTATAACAATAAGAATATCATGGCTTTACAAACTGTTAAAATCACACCTGGAATAAATAAATCAGATACTCCTTCTGGAGCAGAAGGACAATGGATAGATGCAGACTTTATTAGGTTTAGATATGGTCAACCAGAAAAAATAGGTGGTTGGCAAGCTACAGGTTCAGATACTTTTTCAGGTCCTGCAAGAGCTATACACACTTGGTCAGCTCTAGATGGTAGAAACTACATGGCCATTGGAACTTCAAAACTTTTACTTATTTATTATGAAGGAAGATATTACGATGCAACTCCATTAGGAACTGCTATAACAGGAGCTACTTTTACTTCAACAAATGGATCAGCAACTGTAACTGTTAATGCAACAGGACATACATTAGCTGTTGGAGATTATTTTACATTTACTTCTGTAACATTACCAGGTGGAGGAGCTACAAGTTTTACTACAGATGATTTTACAACTAATACTTTTGAAGTAATTACTGTTCCAACTTCAAATACTTTTACAATAACAATGCCTTCTACTGAAACAGGAACAGGAATGACTGCAGCAGGAGGAGCTACAATAAATCCTTATGTATCTATTGGTCCTACTATTCAAACATATGGTTATGGTTGGGGTACAGGTGTTTGGGATGACTCTGACTTTGGTTGGGGTGAAGATACATCTTCTACTGAAGAAGGTATTGTACTTGATCCCGCTTCATGGTCATTAGACAACTTTGGACAAATTCTGGTTGCTACTATAAAAGATGGTGAAACATTTATATGGAATCCTGGAGTATCTAACCCATTAGATAATAGAGCAACTATAATGTCAGGAGCTCCTACAGCTTCTCGTTTAACAGTTGTTTCAGATAGAGATAGACATTTAATGCATATTGGAACTGAACAGACACTTGGTGATCCAACTACACAAGATCCAATGTTTATTAGATTTTCTGATCAAGAAGATTTTACTGTTTATCAACCAACAGCAACTAATACTGCTGGTACATTTAGATTAGATGCTGGTAACAAAATTGTAACTGCTGTTCCAGGAAAAGATTATACATTAGTTTTAACTGATACAGCTGCTTATGTAATACAATTCGTTGGTCCACCTTTTACTTTCTCTATTAGACAAGTAGGTACCAACTGTGGTTGTTTAGGACAACATGCTGCTATATATGCAGATGGTAAAGTTTATTGGATGGGTCTATCTGGTGGATTCTTTGTTTATGATGGTACTGTAAAAATATTACCATCTTTAATAGAAGACTTTGTATTTTCAGTAACTGGTAATAATTTAGGTTTAAATTTTAACTCTACAGAAATTGTTTATGGTTCTCATAACTCTTTGTTTAATGAAATAATTTGGTTCTACCCACAAGGTACTCCAACGGACAATCCTTCAACTCAAAACGATAGAATGATTAGTTATAATTATGTAGAAAACACTTGGTCAATATCTAGTCTAAAAAGATCTTCGTATGTTGATTCAGATGTGTATCCAAATCCTTATGCAACTTCATATGACCCTACAGCAACACCAAGCTTTCCAACTGTCAATGGAGTAACAAATAGATTTGGAGCAGGTACTTTATTCTTACATGAAATTGGTCTTAATGAAGTATTATTAAATGGAACAACAAATGCTATACAAGCTTTTGTTAAATCAGGGGATTTTGATTTACCTCTAGGACCCGAAGGAACAGGAGAGTTTTTTGTTAAAGTAAGAAGATTTTTACCTGACTTTAAAAACTTACAGGGAACATCACAAGTAACTATAAATACAAAAGATTATCCAATTGCAGGAAATAGTACCACTTCTGTTTTTAATGTAGATAATAATACAGATAAAATAGATACTAGAGTTAGAGGAAGACTTGCAAATATAAAAATTGAGAATACTCTGGTTGATGAAAACTGGAGATATGGTACATTTAGAGTAGATGTACAACCAGACGGAAGAAGATAATGGCTAAAGTTACAATATATATACCAGAACCATCACAAGAATACGATGCCTCTAATCAACGTCAACAATTAGAAGCATTAGATACAATGAAGAACCAACTTAATTTTGGTTATCAACAAGATTTAAGAAATGAGGAGGACCGGAAAAACTGGTTTTTTAGTTAATGGCAAATTTTTATAAAAGTGAAACGTTTGAATTAACAACTACAGGTCTTACAACTGTTTTAACAATTAATACTTCATCAATAGCTATTGTAAAAGCTGTACAAGTTAGTCATGCTACATCTAGTAATGTTGATGTAGATTTATATTTAAAAAAAAATGGAGGATCTGATATTGAAATAGCACATGCTGAATTAAATAAATCCACAGAAAATTTAGCTAAAGATGTAATTAATATGGAAGAAGGTGATATATTAAAATTGCAAGCAGATAATGCTAACGAGATCACTGGACAAGTGAGCTATCTTCTGATAGATAGATCACAAGAAAATGGATAAAGAAATACCAAAAATAGAGTGCGAGACAGAAATTTCTTATAGAAACAAAAAAACAGGAAAAGTTTCTAAAGAAAAAATGGAAGGACCAGACATAGTAGAAGATGTTACAGTTACTGTAACAAATAAAGGATTAGAAGTTTTACAGAATTTAATGAAAAAATAAAACATAAAGGATAGTATGAAAGAAGCTAGAGGCGGAACTGAACTTCAGTTAGAGTATTTAAGAAAATATGTTGATTCAAAGTTATTGGATCAAGTTCAAATTACAACATCGGTACCAGAAAAGATTCCACTTCATCCAACAAAGATGAATATCTTGTGGCAGAAAAATTCATATGATCAACCTAATTTAAACCCATGGTTTAAAGATAAGAACAATCATAAAAAATATGATTGGTATGTATTCAATAGTCATTGGAATTATGAAAAGTTTAGAATGTTTTTTGATATACCGACAGATAGATCTGTAGTTATAAAAAATGGTGTAGATAAAATTAAACCAAGAAACCTGGAACAACCAAGAGAAAAAATAAGACTTATATTTCACCCAACTCCGTGGAGAGGTTTGAATGTAATGTTAGCTGCTATGCAGATGGTTAAGAGTCCTAATGTTGAATTAGATGTTTATTCTTCTTGTGAAGTATATGGTCAAGCTTTTAAAGAAAATAATGATAAACATTACCTTGAATTGTATGAACAAGCAAGAAATTTACCTAATGTTAATTATATTGGTTACAAACCAAATGAATACATAAAAGAAAACTTACACAAATATGACATGTTCGTTTATCCTAATATATGGGAAGAGACTTTTTGTATATCTTTAGTTGAAGCAATGACTGCAGGTTTATATTGTATTACAACAAATTATGGAGCTTTGTATGAAACAGGAGCTGAGTATCCTGCTTACATTCCATATCAAAAAGATTTTAAATCTTTAGCAGCTAATTTTGCAGCAGCAATAGATGGAATAGCACCAAACCTAAATTCA